ATTTTCATGAAGATCCAATAAATTATTACAACTTAGAAGACTGCAAAGCATTTTCTACTCAAAAAGCCAATGAAATGGCCAATAATTTTACTGCAAATGGTTTTCAAATACTTGAATTAAGAATAACCTGCCTTGTTGACAAAGAACACAAAAACACTTGATTTTACACTAAATAGTTGATAAGATTATCACATGAAGCAATATCGCTTTCAATGTTATGCAGCTGGACTGTATTTTACTAGTGTCGTAAACGCTGCTGACGATGAAGAGGCGATTAAAAACTTCGCATCGAATTTAAACCAAGGTTTATATTCGGTTAAAAAGGATGGTTTCGGTCGAGGAATGCGTCGATACCATCTAACTTATGAGGAGCTAGATAATGGCACTACAAAAGTTAATATCGGAGAAACTTCTGCTGGAGTCCAAATGGGCATCACAGGCGTTAGCGCAGGGTAGAGTTACCACTGACATGAAGTGGATTGATATTAAAATTAAAGAGCTCAAAAATGCTATTAACGCACAAAGCGTTACAGATGCAAATGAGCTTTTTGTTAATCAAAAAACTGGTTAATTAACTAGTTTTATATTAATTTTCAGAAATCATTAATTTGGTTAAGGGTCTTATGCCCGCTTTTTTAAGGGCACACTCACCACAATAATATTTTTTGTCTTCAATTATTACTGCTTTAGATTTACAGTTCGAACATTCTCTGTAAATAGATGAGTTACTTTCTCCGTATATTTTTTCATCTTCCCTTGCCATAGTTTCTCCATTAAGTTTGATACATCAGGATGTAGCTCCCAGGTTAAAACATTTAATCTAGAAAAAAAATTTACTTCTTCATCTGACTTAGCAACGTAAAATAAACTTGCGTCCCCATGTTTTTTGATAGCTTTGAATCTATGATTGCCATTTCTTAATTGTAATTTTTCATCAACTACTAACGGACACAATAAACCCTGTGTCTCTATATCTCCTCTTATAGTTGCTTTAAATTCTGCGTGTGTGTTGTGTATTATTTTAATATCTTTAAATTGTTTTATCTGTAGCCTCTCTTTAAAGATCATGTACAAAGGCCAAATAACTTCTCCATGACCTACAACTATATTTTTATGAAGCTTGTCCAAAGTCATCTCCTAATGCTACATCTACTTTACTTGGCACTTTAAATTCCATACAAGTTTCCATTGTTTCTTTAATGGTATTTATATCATTTTCATCTTTGATATCAAAACATAATTCATCATGTATTTGTATTTTAGGTAAATATCCAGCCTCATAACAACTTACGATTGCTTGTTTTGTTTGATCAGCTGCGGATCCTTGAATTAATCTATTTAAAGCTTTATAGGTAAAGGCTCTTTTAATATTTTGTCTGCCGTATTTTGAAGATGCGTTTTCAAACGTTTCTGGTGTGTGAATACCAAAATCTCTTGGCTCCCACATATCAAATCTACACTTACGACCTTTCTTAGTTCTAATGATACCTTCATCACTTGCTTTTTTCATACATCTATCAGATAATAGCTTCACAAATGGTACCTTTCTATTATATTTTGCTATTAGCGCTGACGCTTCTTCTGTTGATAATCCAAGAGAATTGGCCAACTTATTCTTTCCCATACCATACATTAGTCCTAATCCTATTGTCTTTGCTTGTTTCCTTTCTATGCCTGCTAAATCAGCTACAGTTTGATGAAAGTCTGTCTCAGAATTTGCATATGCCTCTACAAGTTCATTGGATCCCTCGTATCCTTCTCCTATAGAGGCTGCGTAATGAACTACCATTCTTGGTTCTTGCTGACTATAGTCAAATGATCCCCATCTACAGCCTGGCTCTGGTAAGAAGAGACCTCGGATTTTTGGACCAAAGTCTTTATTACGAGCGGGTAGCTGTTGAAGATTAGGATTAGCCATAGACAGACGGCCAGAAACGGTCCCACCACTGTCGCTACGTAATTGATTAATCTCACCATGTATTCTCCCATTATGTTCATATCTTAAAATTGAATCTAGGAATGTACCATGAAACTTGTTGATCTCTCTAGCCTGTGCTATATATTTACTTATTTCGTGTTTCGAATTAGCTAACCAATTGGATGTAAAAGATGGCTCATGAGTTTTGTCAGTACGTGGATAATCTATCCCTAATTTATCGTAAGCTTCTCCTATTTGTCGTGCTGCCCATATGTCTATGTCTTTTCCTACTAATTGCTTTATTTTTTGTAAATAAGTTTTCTCCTGTAATTGGAACTCTTTCTTTAAAGCATGAGCTTTATCTACGTCAACCAAAACCCCTTTTTCCCTCATCTTAATTAATATTGGAAGTAGTTTAGCTTCTAACTCCCAAATCGTTTCTAAGTTTTGATTATAAATTTCTGGCTTAAATCTTTGCCATAACAGGTACGTGAGCCGTGCATCTTGTTCCGCATAGAACCCGACATGCTCTGCAGGTAACTTCCACATCTCTGCTTTAGGATCTATACCATGATCCTTTGCAGCTTCTTTTAAATCGTTTTCGGACTTCAGCTCACCAAGATAATCTTTAGCCAATGCATTTAAACTATAAGACCATCTGTTTTCATCAATGATACCTGCAGCTATCATCGTATCTACTATTTCACCATTAACTTCAATACCCATATGTCTTAACCATCCAACATCGTATTGTGCGTTATGAAATATTTTTCTTGCAGGTAACTTACAAACATCTTTCATGTATTGTAAAACTTGCGGCTCAATCATATTCCCACCACCAAAATGTTTAAATGGATAATATCCTTGCCAACCCTCTACAGCTACAGCAAAACCAATAACATAACCATTACCAGTTGCCCAACCTGCTCCTAATTTATTATTAATACCTTCGTCTCTTGTTTCTAAGTCAATTGCAATCTCATCATACTTTGATAAGTCTTTATACTCTGATGGACATGACCAAATATGTTTTTTAAAGTTAAATGTAAATTGTAATCCTGTCATACTGATACCTTTTTGTTGTAGTACGTTACCATTGCTCGTGATCCTTCATACTTTTCTAGTCGTCGTTTCATTATTTGGTTCTCTAAGTATAGTTTTTCATTTTTTTGTTTTAACTTATCTATTATCTTTCGAAATCTAAGGTGCCAATTTTTACCAAGATCTCTGTCTCCAATCATTTCTTTTTTTTCATGTCTTTAAGTTTAAGTATTTCTAAATCACAATAGTGTTTAATCTTTTCTAAATCCTCAATACCATTTTTATTCATATATCTACAAACATATTTAATTACGTTGCCTTGAAAGAAAGATAAGTTATTCTTACTAATAAACTCATAAGGCTGTATATGAAACTCCTTATAATGATTTCCGCCAATCTGTTTACTTTGCGGAAAAGCTTCTTCTAACATATCTTTATTTGTCATTCAAACTCCACATAGGCCTTCGCATTCTTGATTAAACAAGTCGGGACCATCATCATTTTTAAATTTAACTTCATCCAAAGGTACACATTGTCTGTGTACAAAGTTTTTTACTTTAGGATTATGCATACGCATCTTTTTATCAAATTCGACAGCAGATGCAAATTCTTTCGGTCTATTATTTTTCATGTCAATCCAAAAGTTATCGTCATGGAATGGACATCCAATACATGCACTCTTAACTGGTATTTTAAATCCTTTACCTTCATACCATTTTAAACAATCCTCTCTTGACATTTTTTTATCTATTAATGGCCATACATTTTTCTGCCACCAAAATCTTGAAGGCTTCATACGCATAATTTCATCAGTAGATATACCAACCCAAACTTCTACAAATTCTGTTTTTGGAAATCTTTGTCTTGGTTTAAGTCCACATAGTTCTCTAATCTTTTTAGCAATTGGAGTAATTTTGTATTCTCTTGTACATTGTCTTCTACCCATACCTTTTTTACCTTGTTCGTTTAAAGTATAGAATGGTGCAGAAGCAAATTGATTACCGCCTGGTGCGAGAGCCGTGAGGATGTCATCTTGGATATTACCTTTCTTAACTAAATACACAGGATAACTTAATACTGACTTTAGATACTCTAAATGTTTTATTACTGGTTCAGGCTCCCAACCCGTGTCTGCGAAGATAGCTGCGTCTGGCTTTACACCAAACTCTCCAGCATCTGCCATTAAGGCCATTGTAGAGCTCTGTACGCCTGCTCCAAGGCTTAGTATTCTTAGTTTTGGTTCTTTGTTACTTTCCATATTGCCCTTCCTATTTCTTCTGCGATTTTCGGGACGATAGCATTTCCCAATCCTTTAAGTCTGTGTGATCTGCCGGGTATCCCATTAGCCACTCTACCCACATCGGGTTCAACGAACCACCAGTTCCTGTCTGATTCATAGCTATTGATTCCTCTAGTTTCGATCCGAGTCGACCTCTCCTGTCCACTCTTTTCTTTACTTGGTTGGAATTCTCTCCCATAGCTGCTGAAGCTCTCGGTGTTGGCCACATAAGATTCGGATGTGCTACTTGATCGTTCAGACTTATCGGCATCTTCTTGTCTACTTTCATCTGCATTCTTTTTGCTGAGCTCGCTCCCCTGTCGCAATGTGCGTCTGGAGTTCTCCATAATCTCATTGTCTCTGGATCCACCTGTTCCCTTAGATTCGATGGTCTCGTCCTGCCTTTCCTGTGCCCCTGCATCAGCTTCTTTGTCCCCTCTTCTGATCTTGGAGGTAAGTGATCCATTGTATTTGGAGTAGCCCACAATCCAGACTCTTTCCCTTTTGTGTGGGGCACCGACGCCTGCAGCTGGAATAATAAACGGTTGGATTTCGAAGCCTTCACTTTCCAGGTCAGAGCACACTGTTTCGAAAACCATGCCGTCTTGGATGTTAATAAGACCTCTGACATTCTCTGCAATAATCCAGGTTGGTCTAACTTCTTTAATGACTCTAAACATTTCTGGCCAGAGATATCTATCGTCATCTGTTCCTTTTTGTTTTCCTGCAACACTGTACGGCTGACAGGGGAAGCCACCTGTGAGGATATCAACAGGCTCTTTGATGTCCTTTCCTTCCATTTTTTTGATGTCATCATATATCTTAACTCCTTTCCAATGTTTTTGCAGCAACAATCTGCAATATTTTTCTCTTTCGCAAAAAGCAATTGTTTTAAAACCTACCTTTTCTAAGGCTAAACTAAATCCACCAATACCACTAAATAGATCTAAATGATTCATTTATCCCCCTGTACATATACTAAATAATCTTCTCCAATTGGATAGTGATATTTATAATCTGTGCTTAGTAAATGCAAACTATCTCTTGCTCTTGTTACACCTGTATACCAAACTTTCTTTTCATTTGATTTCTCATCTTTATCTTTGTGTCTGTAACTTGAAGGCCAATTAGCTTTTGAATACAATAAAACATGATTAGCTTCGTCCCCCTTTACTGAATGTATGGTATCAATAATTACGTTAGGTGGTTCATCCAACTTAACTTGTTTGTACCTTTTTAATAATCTTAAAAAATAAATTACTTGTCTTGGTTTAAAGTTACGTCTTAGAATCCACCACCAAGCTTTCTTTTGTGCTTCATCAGGTAAATCTAACCCACACCATTCTTTGAGTGCAGTA